ATGGAACCGGCAGACGGCCATCCGACCATCCAGCACTGCATCCGTTCCTTCGAACCGTATCTGGCGGCTAACCGCCGGACTGAGAAGCCCGTTATCCACATTTCATTAAATCCACACCCGGACGATGTGCTGACCGATGAACAGTTGACCGCTATCGGCCAGGAATACATGGAAAAAATGGGATATGGCAACCAACCCTATATCATCTACCGGCATGAGGATATCGGCAGGCCCCACATCCATATCGTCTCCCTGCATATTGACGAGCAGGGAAAGAAAATTAAAGATTACAAAGAATGGCAACGCTCGACCGCTGTTTGCCGGGAGCTGGAGAGGAAATACCATCTGTTACCCGCCGAGAAGATGGAGCGACGGGAATCCCTGCCGCTGACTGCCGTCGATTACCGGAAGGGGGATATCAAGCATCAGATAGCCAATGTGGTCAAGCCCGTCATGCAGGGATACAAGTTCCAATCCGTCAAGGAGTTTAAAGCCCTGCTTGGCCTTTTCCATGTAACGGTGGAAGAGGCCCACAAGACGATAAAGGGAAAGACCTATCATGGACTGGTCTATGCGGCTACCGATGAAAAAGGAGAACGGACCGGCGTAGCCATCAAATCCAGCAAGATCGGTAAAAGCGTAGGCTACGAGGCACTCCAAAAGAAATTTGTGAAAAGCAAACAATGAATTGCCCGACATCCCGTACCCGTACAGACGAAGGAAGCTATCGCTACCGCCCTGCAAGGACAGCCCACCCGTCAGGGATTCCTGCAGGAACTTTCTGGAAAAGGCATTGCCGCCATACTCTGGCAGAACGATTCCGGTGTGATCTATGGCGTGACCTACATCGACCATAACTCAAAGACCGTATTCAAGGGCTCGCTTCTGGGCAAAGAATATTCGGCATCGGTTATAAACCGGAAGTACGGCACGATCCCACCGGAAAAGACTGAAGAAGCCCCTGTTATCCATCCGTCCGAACCGGAAATGAAAGAGACGGAGCTGGTGGAAGGACTGCTTGATATATTCTCTTTGGAATCCTATCCGTATCCGGCAGACGACCTGACGCAAAGCCCTTACGGGAAAAAGAAAAAGAGAAAACGCAGAGGTCCGCATCTGGGCTAATAAAATGTATCACCATTAATTATCATACCGCTTATGTCACAAGACGAAACCAGAGGGCTCAATAAGAACCTTGACTTCATGAGGGCCATCAGCATCCTATTTTTAGTGATGAATGTCTATTATTTCTGCTATCCCTATTTTCTTTCCATGGACCTGAACATCGGTGTCGTGGACAAGATACTGCTCAATTTCCAGCGGGATACCGGGCTGTTTTCCCATTCGCTGGTGAGCAAGTCCTTCAGTCTGCTCTTCCTTTTCTTCTCCTGCATGGGAGCGAAAGGACGGAAGGACGTGGAGATGTCATGAAGGAGTATCGGCTGTTACCTTATAGCCGGGATGCTGCTCTTTTTTGGTAGCGAGCTCTTACTGACGGCACGCTTCCCCGTCGCGCTTCTAACCTTATTATATGTAGCTACCGTAGCTGCCGGATATATCAGCCTGCTTACCGCCGGAACCTGGATCAGCCGCCTGTTGAAGAACCAACTCATGGATGACGTCTTTAACGACGAGAACGAGAGCTTCATGCAGGAGCGCAGGTTGATTGCCAATGAATACTCGGTAAACCTGCCCACCCGTTTCCGTTACCAACGAAAGACCTATTCAGGCTGGATAAACGTGATTAATCCCTTCCGCGCCTCATTGATATTAGGCACGCCGGGATCAGGAAAGAGTTATGCCATCATCAATAACTATATCCGCCAGCAGATAGAGAAAGGATTCGCCGCCTATATCTATGATTTTAAGTATCCGGATTTAAGCATAATTGCTTATAACCAGCTGCTTAAAAACAAGGATAAGTATGCCAAGCCGGTCGGATTTTATGTGATTAATTTCGATGATCCCAGATACAGCCACCGGTGCAATCCCCTCAATCCTTCGTTTCTATCCGATATCGCGGATGCATACGAATCAGCGTATGTAATCATGTTAAATTTGAACAAGAGTTGGATTCAAAAGCAGGGAGATTTCTTTGTAGAAAGCCCGATTGTGCTATTTGCGGCGGTGATCTGGTATCTTAAAATCTATGAAAACGGGAAATTCTGCACCTTCCCACATGCCATAGAGCTATTGAATAAACCGTATTCCGACCTGTTCACCATACTGACCTCTTACCGGGAGCTGGAGAATTACCTGTCACCTTTTATGGATGCATGGAAAGGTGGTGCGATGGAGCAGCTCCAAGGGCAGATAGCTTCCGCCAAAATTCCGCTATCAAGGCTGATCTCACCTGCCTTATATTGGATTATGACCGGAGATGACTTCACGCTGGATATCAATAATCCGGAGGAACCCAAAGTTTTGTGCGTCGGCAATAACCCTGACAGACAGAATATTTACTCATGTGCGTTAGGATTGTATAATGCCCGTATCGTTAAAATGGTCAACCGAAAAGGCAGGCTCAAATGCTCTATTCTAGTGGATGAGGTTCCCACACTTTACTTTAAAGGACTTGACACCCTGATCGCTACCGCCCGTAGCAACAAAGTGGCAGTATGTCTGGGAGCACAGGATTTCAGCCAGTTAATACGTGACTACGGTGATAAGGAGGCGCGGGTGATCCAGAACACAATTGGAAATATCTTTTCCGGGCAAGTGGTCGGAGAAACAGCGAAAAACCTTTCTGAAAGGTTTGGGAAAGTGCTCCAACAGCGCAAATCCATTAATATGACCCGTGAAGACACCTCAACCAATATCAGTACCCAGCTCGACTCGCTGATACCTGCCTCCAAAATCTCCAACCTCTCGCAAGGAGAGTTTGTCGGCAGTGTCTGCGACAACTTCGGGGAGAAGATAGAACAGAAGATATTCCATTGCGAGATCGTGGTGGACAATGAACGGGTAGCCGCCGAAACAAAAGCCTACAAGCCTATCCCCGTCATAACCGACTTTACCGGTGCGGATGGTAAGGACCACATGCAAGAGGAAATCGAAAGGAACTACTATCAAATCAAGGAAGACGTGACGCAAATCATCGAAAAAGAGCTGCTTCGCATCCAAAATGATCCCAACTTGAAACACCTGCTGGAAACGGCAGACGATGAATAATCCCTATTTAATTTATTAATCATTTAAATGTTGTAAACATGGAAAAAAAGAAATGTTCTCCGGCCAACCTGCCGGGAAAACCCTGCTTCCCCTGGGTGGGAGGTAAAAGAAGACTGCTTCCCGTACTTATCGAATCCCTTCCGAAAGACTTCGGACAGATGGATACCTATGTAGAACCGTTTGTCGGTGGCGGCGCCCTCTTCTTCTGAATAAGACAAGCCTATCCGGAAATCCGTTGCGTCATCAACGACTCCAACGAGGCTCTGATCAATGTCTACCGCGTCATCAAGGAATCCCCGGAGCAGCTTATTAAAGTGCTTGCCCGGATACAGGACGAATACATCGCGCTGGAGGAACATACCCGAAGAAGGGTCTACTTCATGGAGAAACGTACCTACTACAATGAAGGAAACCCGAATAACATCACCCGTGCCGCCCTGTTTATCTTCTTCATGCGTACCTGTTATAACGGCATCTACTCCGTGAACCATAGCGGAAAGCTGTCCGTCACTTTTGGTGCCGGGGGACGGGTAAAACTGTTGGAAGAGGAACTGATCCGCTTTAACCACAAGCTGCTGCAAGATGTTGTGATTCTGGACGGTGACTACCGGCAGACCGCAGAATACACCGGAGCCAACTCCCTATTTTATTTTGACCCGCCTTATAAGCCGGTCAATGAGGGTAACTCCTGCACCTCCTACATGCCACAGGACTTCGGAGATGAAGAGCAGATCAACCTGGCAAATTTCTGCAAGGGAATAGGTGAAACCGGTGCCAAATGAATGCTTTCCAACTCCGATCCCCGGCAAAAGAACCCTGAGAACACCTTCTTCGACGACCTCTATGCCGGTTTCCATATCCAGCGAATCAGCATCTTCCGTTCCATCTGTTCCATAGCCGAGAAAAGAGAAGCGGTCAATGAATTGCTGATCAGAAATTATTAAGAATAAATATCCGGTGGTAGCCGGGTAGCAATAAAAAGAGAGCCAAATTCCCTCCAGCAGGGATTTGACTCTCTTTTTTATTGCCTGCCTTTCATGCATCAGACAAGGACCAGTATTTTATAATTTTCAACCGGACTGTTTCTTTGCAGGCTTTTCAATCAGCTTCGGGGCTGTTTCGTGCTGATGATCCGTCTTGTTCTCCTGCGCCATCTTCCTGCCCAACAGGTAATCGTTCAAATCGTTATACTCCCGGTAGCAGTCGGACTTGTCCCTGACCGGGCATCCGGCTTGCGCCATCTGCTGAAAAACCTGCCTTCCGGCGGAATCGTTATCCAGTAGGCAGAGGGCACTCTTATACTCTTTCAAGACAGGGATAGCCTTGCCTACATTGCTGACCGAATTTAAAACGATATAGTCCGGACCGTTTCCTTTAGGCTGTCCGTTACCGGGATGCGTAGCCTTGAGCGTGAGGTATGAGAGATAATCCATAAAGCCTTCAACCACTATGCAACGGTCGCTGCCATTTTTGATATGGGTAATCTCTTTGGGCGATATGCTGCCTTTTAGGTATTTGTTACGGATCTCGTACCCGCCGCTCCGGTTGGCAAAGCCTACGGCAAAATACCATTTTCCCTTGTTCTGAAAATGCACTTCCTTGCATGCTTCCCTTGCGATTTCAGGCAAGATGCCTCTTTCTTTGAGATATCCCAGCAAGACCGGGTTCGTCAGCGGATCAATGCGTACCTGCCGGTAGCCGGTAGCCTGCGGTTCCGCCTGCCGGGGAGAGGCTGCTACCGGACGGAAAGCAGCCGGAAAATGTCCCTCTATCGTTTTAAGCGCATAAGAGATATCCTTCGTCTTTTGAAGCTCCATCGCCAGGGTGATGATGTCCCCTCCCTGTCCGATGCCGAAATCGTATCATAGGTTGCGGGATGCGCTCACCTTGAAAGAAGGTGTCTTCTCCTCACGGAAAGGGGAACAATACCAGATACTGTCCCCTTGTTGTTTTACCGGGTTGAACCCCATACGCCGGAGATAATCCTCCAACTGAATGCTCTTGGCTTCTTCAATGTTCATTGTGTAACGGATTAAATTAATGACTCTTTTTAGAACGGGAATCCTTTAGTATCACCCACTGCAACGGATTCTGCGGCTTCCCGTTTTTTCTCAGTTCAAAATGCAGATGGTTGCCGGTCGCTATGCCGGTATGACCGACATTGCCGATATGCCGACCTATGCGTACATCGCTCCCTTTCCTCACATGCAATTTGCTCAAGTGTGCATACAACGTGGAAAAGCCGCCCGCGTGCCGGATTTCGATGTACCAGCCGTAACTGCTGCTATACCTGGCTTCAACGACTTTCCCGCTTCCTGAAGCATAGACCGGCGTGCCATAGGGTGCGGCAAGATCCACTCCGGCATGGAGTATCCTTTTCTTTTTCACCGGATGCATCCTTATACCGAAACCGGAAGAAACGGCATACCTCCTCCGACTTTCATTCAATGGATACAGAATAGGATAATCGGCCAGTACGGTAACCGGCAACCGGCTGTCTCATATGAAAGACTTTCACTGCCGGGCAGAGTGGATACGGTAGATGACAGCACTGAGTCCGGCTTTATATCCCTTTGACGGGGACTGTGCAAAAGCCGGACATGACAATAAGTGACAGAACATGACAATTAATGACAACTTCCTCATAATCAAACTATTTAATGACAAAGATAGTAATTTTACCCTCGTAAATGATTCATTAATCTTTAAAATTAACGTATATGAACGATGTGAATTTAGCTCCTGAAAACAAGGAAGCAACCCCGGAACACGGGTATTTGATGGCGTATGACAAGAAAGAGCAGAAAGCCAAAGGTGTAAAAGGAATCGCAGCGAACGGAGAGCTGGAAACGCTCGAAGCTAACGAGGCGAACAGGGACCAGTTTATCAAAGTGGACCAACGTGGAAACTTCTTCACCAACTTCGGGAAGAATTTTCTCTACCAGTACAATAATCCCGGTCGTTACTCCCTCTACAACATGCCGAAGGAAACGCCCGTAGAGCAGGCCAAAGAAAAGATCGAAGCGGCGCAGGAACCACAGAACGAAGCAGTCAGAAGGGAACTGGCTTCGACCAGGGTGTATAATAACCATCGCTTCAACGAGCGGGAAGTGAATTGGGAACAGGCCGCCAAATACGGCATTACCCCGGACGGACTGAAGAACGCAAAGGACAGCCTCGAAAGAATGTTGCAGGGAAAGACTTCCGCTATCGCTTTCCGTGTGGCAAAAAATTCCGAGCTGGGGCGTGAAAACGGGGATGCCAAACTCTCCCTGTTCCGCGACGAGAACGGAGCTGTCAAGTTCGACATCCACTACATCCGTCAGGCTCCCAAGATCGGGGAAGACTACAGGGGACATGTCCTGACGGAAGAAGACCTCAAGGCCCTGAACCAGACCGGCAATCTCGGCAAGGCGGTGGATGTAGTCATTGACTACCGTACCAAAGAAACCAAATCCTGCTACCTTTCCAAAGACCCGGTGACCAATGAATTGTTCCATATGCCCGTAGAGCAGGCACGCATTCCGCGTAAGGTGAAAGATTATACGCTTTCTCCGAAAGAATACGATGCTGCCGTGCGCGGTGAGGAAGTACCGATCCGTTTCAAGTCTGATAATGGAAAATTTTATGCCACCTCCATCCAGATGAGTGCCGCCGAGCGAGGGGTGGAATTCCTCTGGGAAAGAAGCACCAAGAAGTTGGAAGAGGCACAGAAACAAGGTCAGGAACAAGACGGAAGCCAGCAGCAGCCCCATGCACCGGTACAAGTAGCCGGAAAACCCCGGAAAAAAGAGGAAGCCTCACAGCAAGCGGAAAAGAAACCGCGTACCCGTAAACCGTCCATCACACCTAAAATGTAAGAAAAATGGCAACCTATATTTCTGATGATCCCAAACTATTGGACGAGCTTTTCAGGAAAGACGGTGAAGGCCAGCTCCTTGTCGGTTATGAAACCGGCAAGGAGAAACCCCATGCAGAATCCTCCTATATGCTTTATCCTGCCAATCCCGACAGGCAAGACCCTGTCTATACGTTTATGGCCTTGTTCAGCCAACAATCGATAAAAGCCAAATACTCCGCCTTCGTACCGAATACCCGTCTGGAAATCTATTCATTCCCGAAGATGACGGATGTACCGGCTATCTCCGGAGATATTTCCAAAAAGGAATATATCAATCAGGTATTACTACCCTATATCCGGGAAAAGGGACTGGCTCCTCTAATAAGTACCAATCTGAGAAATGTCCTGTTTGCGCAGTCACGCAGCGATATCCTCATGATATCGGGAGAACTTCCGAAACTGACCACACAGCAGTTGGACGAGCTGGTCCATTTTCATCAGAAGCAGGATGAGCTGGCTGCCAGGTATGATTATAATCCGGTTTACAAATTACCGCTGCATGCTGTGGAAACGTCCAAAGGAATCTTGTTTTTCAGTGATACCAAAATGGGACGGGAGGGATTGAAGAGCTTTTACCAACAGTTATCCGGCAATTATTTCTGGGTTCATGGCGAACCCGGTCCTGTCAGGCAATACAACGTCAACTGCCTGTCCGACGATATCTGTCCTTTGGTGGATGCCTGCTACCGGAAGAATCCCCAAAGCGGAAAAGGGGAATATGATTTTGATAATGCTGTATTCTCAAAAGAGGCTTTCCGTGACAGGAAACAGTGGAAACTGGCGTTTGAAACGGACATGGAGCCGAGCGCTTCTGAATTTCTCCGCCTGAATGAATTTGCCGGATGTCCTGCGAGCCGTAACAATGCGGATATCAGCAAACTGTTGTATCTGATGGAGAACGGATTCAAGCGGGATATAATAAATGATCCCGATTTCGGATACCGGAATGTCTTTCAGGAGTATGTCACCCGGATAGACGACTGTATCAACGGACAGTCCTCGGGGCCAGATTTGTCAGATGTGCTGGATGACATGCGTTGGAAAGCGAAGAATATCCTTCTGACGGATTTCGATGTCCGTGGACACCGTACATTGGATAGGACACTGAATGACAGGAGCGTCCCGTTTCTCATCAATGGAACCGATGCCGGCGAAGCCATGAGGCAAGCCTTGCTGGAAGGAAAGTGGATCTACTGTCCCCAAATATCCAAGTCAATGCCAGATTTACATTTCCTCCATGCCGAAAAGACATGCAACCGGGTAATGGCATATACCAAATCTCCCGTAAACAAGACCGTGTATCAGGAGAAAAACGGCAAAATCATTCCATATGTACCGGCTTTGAAAAAGGTATCGAAAACGAAAAGGAACAATTCCCTCAAAATGTAATGATATGAAGCAACCTGAACAATCCTATACAGCCATAGAGACAGCCCATGGCTTTGTGTTCTTTACTGATACGACGGAAGGACAGAAAAACAGGCAGGACTTTCTGCAATTTATGGCAGACCATTACTTCGATCCCCATTTCAATCTTGGTCCGGTAAATGTTTACCGGGCAGAAGGAGTCCTAAAGGATGGATCCTATGTCAATCCGGGTGAAGGCCTGTACCCGGAATATGCTTACCTGCAGATGGATAAGACACCGGAAATGGAGCTGGTCTACCGGAATGAGATGAAGCCGACCTGGGAGGATTTCGGTAGTTTCTGCCACAATATGCATTGTACCAGCAGCCATCGCAACCGTAATATCGCTGATATTTTGGAGGAAATAGAAAGCAAGGACCGTAAATTACTGGAGCTTTCCAAACAAGGTACAGCATCGGATATCCGGCAGCAGATAGAAGAAACCGGCCAGGATAAAGCCTTGCTGGACAAACTCCTCAAGCAGTATTACGATGTGCGTGGACACCGGACTGTTGGGAACATCCTCCGCGACCCGATGGAATGTGTCACCGTAGACGGTGTCCGGCTCTTTACCCCTCACCGGCAAGTATTGGCGGCAGGGCACGGACTCTTCCTGCCGGGAGAGGCAAAAAGCAACCCGTCCCATGCCTATGCATGGATAAACGGGGATTTCACCCGGATCGTATTTTCTAAGGATCCTCCTGCGAACAAACAGGTGTTCAAAGTGAAAACAGTCATCGAAAAGGCTTTGAATAAAAAGCAGGACGTGAAAAAGAAAAGAAATACCCACCCTAAATTGTAGAAATATGGACAAGAGAAACCAAATGGAAAATCCTTTTTTCGATCCCGACAAGCCGGGAAGTATTTTTGTCGGTATGGACCGTTACCATCAGTACTCTCCCCACCAGCCCCGAAATGCCCTCACATTCATTCAGAAAGGAGATGCGGACAGCCTGTTCCGCAAATTCCTGATTGACAATATCAAGGAAGCGGAGTGCTGCCCCTATATTCCGGATACGGAACTGCTCCGGTTTGACCTGGCGAACATGAGGCAGGTTCCACCGGTAGATACCCATACCCCTTTCGAGGAATATATCAGCAAGGAACTGCTGCCGTATTTTCAAGAACACTGCATTCCCCCGATGCGGTCTATACCTATAAATACAAGAATGAACCGGACGGCGGCATATTGAAGAAGTATCTCATGCAGGAACCCGCATACTTGGAGTTTCGATTACAGCAACAGGAAAAAAGGACATTGTACCGGTGCCAGCCGCGGTACACATTCCCCTTAAAAGTGGTGGAGAATGACTTCGGATACCTTATCTTTTCCGGTAACGAGATCGGCAGGAACGGATTCAGGGAGTGCATCCGGTACATCACGGACCATTACTTCGACCCGCACTACGATACCGGCCATCTGGCCGTCTACGACAGTACGTTCATGGACAAGAACCTGGTTCCTCTCATAGATGCCGCTTACAAGCCGTGCAAACCGATGGAACTGGATTATTCCTTCGATTTTTATCCGGCATCCTATATCGGTCTTGACGAACTGCCCAAAGAATTCATCGACAGTTTAAAACCGGTATGCTACCATTCGATGGAAGCGACAGCCGGGGATTTTATAAAATTCGCCACCGACTGGCATTTCAATAAGGATACGCAGGTTTCCATCAGCCGGGAGAACCATGACATTTACCGGCTGCTGACCGTCATGCGTAACGGTTATATGAATATTCATGAACAACCGTTTACCTATTTCAATGAACTGCTGCCGTATGCCAAGGAATTTGAAAAAGTCACGCAGGTTAAATCTGCCGGCGAATTCGATACGGGAAAGTTCAAGCGGTTGTCTACGGAAATCCGGAAGGCTGCCGATGGAATTTTGAAAAGGGATTTCGATGTGAGAGGGCACCGTTCCCTTGAGAATATGTTGAATGACTCCACCGTTACCTTCACCGTCGGAAGCCGAAAACTGAATGAAGTTCAAAAGACGGCACTGGCTTCGGGATACGCACTGTATCTCCCGGAAAACAACAAGGAGGCGACAAGGCATCTCCTTTTTTGCAAGGCCGACTTTGAGCAGGGCAGAATTGAGGGTTCCTCCAAGCCCTTCGGCGTCAGGACATACGTGATAAAGGACGGACTGCTCTGTCCGCTGCCGGAAGAGAAGAATACCGTTAAAAAGACTGAGAATAAGAACAGACATAACAATAACCGTTTAAAATAAAGCGATATGATACCTAAAAGTCAGATGTACCTCGGAGCGCGGATTGTAGAGAACGATCCGGAAGAGGAAACTCCCGTTGTTCCCTATAAAGGAACAGTAACAGCCATTGAAGAAACCGGAAAAGGGGAACTGGATTACTTTGTCTATATCCGGCTGGATGATGAGTCCATGAAACAAAAAAGAATCTCCCTTTGCTGCCCGGACAAGATCATGACCTGTTTTCCATGGACTATAGACCTGGAAGAAAAACAGAAAATGGAGCAGAAAATGAAGAATAAAAAAGTTCCCGACCCGTCGAAACGGCATAGACTATCTTAATCAACCATTCATCTAAACCATAAAATAATATGAGTACATACATTGGTTTCAATTTGAACAGCAACAGGCAGATTGAACATTTCCAGACCATAGAGAATCGTTATGGCATCAATTCAGATGGCGGCAAATTTCTTTTCGGGCAGGCAGAACTGGCCTTGAAAGGCTCCTACATTCCTAAGGAAGAAGTCTATTTAATACCATATCAGGGTGCTGTACAACCGGGGAACATTGAAAGGTTCATCAAGGACATGACCCATAACGGAGGACTGTCTTGTGCAACTCATTTCCCATTGCGGGATATCGCCTTCGTTTACGAGAATACATCTCCTTATGGCATCCATAATGTGGATAGCATCCAGAGAATGCTTCAAAAGGCCAAAGACAATCCCCTGCTGAAAAAACAACTGAACGCTTACCGCGCATTCCATCAAGAAAAGGAAAAAGATATCTACAACAGGGTGATTACTGCAATAAATACGAACCAGGGAGTCCTGATGTTCAATGATACCGGCAGGGGGATACAGTGTGCGCAGAAATACCTGCAGCATATTGGCGATAATTTCTTCTCGCCGGTTTACAGGGATGCGGATAAACTGCAAATATATTATTTCAGCACTTCCAATATCAATCTGATCAAAGAGGCGTCAAAGTGTTCGAACATGTTTGAACATGGCTTAAAAAAGATATACCTTCCCCAAAAGGCTCATTTCCTGGATTCAAATATGATAGCCAACTATACCCCGGCGGTAGAATGCAGCATGGCTCCCTCTTTGGAATGTTATAACCAACTGGCCGAAAAGTTGAATCTGGGCAAGAGCCAGAAGAATTATAACATAGGCGTACTCGACCGGATCTGCAAGACCGGGCAAATCGGGAATTTGGAAAAAGACAGCCGGTTCAACCATCAAAACAGCTTTGTCTCCCTGGATGAACGGATCAGGCTGTCTTATGTGGGGAAGCAGGATGGCACACTGCTGAAAAATGCACTTGAACGGACCATCAAGGATACGGCAAAGAGAATCCTACAGACGGACTATGCGGTACGGGGCTATGAACCGCCCAAACAGGAAAAGAAAAAGAGTAGAAGTATCACCATGTAACTATTTTAAATTTCAATCGTATGCAAAAGCAAGAGATTTCAAACATTATGATTTTCTTTGTTACCCAGGACTTGGAAGGGCAACCCCGACAACTGGAGATGCACCTGATGCCGGAGAAAGAAGTATCGATGATGAATCAACGATTCACCGAATACCTCCAGCGGCAAAGGGAAATGTACAAGCCGTCCCTTGTCCAAAGCCACTTGCCGGATCTTTATCTGTGCCGCTACCAGTTTCCGGCAGGAGTAAGCTACCCGGATATCCGGCTCTTTGACAAGGATAACAGCTTGGTACAAAAATTCATCACCCGGAACGGAGGAAGCATGCAGGGCAATGTCTCATTGCGCGGACTGGAATACCTGCATTCTCACGATGAAGAAAAAAGCCTGCCCATGCTGGTAGCCAGCGGACTTGCCGACCACCTGCTTGTACAGCCGGAAGCCAAACGGTTCGCGCTGGCACAGGATACTCTCCACGACGATCCGTCGGAAACCCTGACCGCCGTGGAAACCGCCAAAGGAGTGCTTCTGTTCGAATATTCCGGCTTTGGAAAGACATGCTGCCATGCCTATATGCAACATCTGGCCGACCGTTTCTTCATTACGGACGAAGAGAAACCGGAGTTTGTCAACCTGTACAAGCTGACCCGTCCGGACGCAGAAGTGGTAAAGGCATTCCAAGCATCTCCCAATGCCTTCTCCTTATATACAAACTCTTTTCTGCCGGAGAAAGCACAATATCTGGATGCGACTATCCTGCGGAATGCCCGGCTGGACAGGAGCCACCGCATAGAACCGACATTCGATGCCTATGACAAGTTTGCTTCCTCCTATAACGTGCTCCCCAGTATTGCCAATGCCCAGATACTCCGGTTACTATCCTTACAGGAAACCGCAGGAATCTATGGGATAGACTATACAACCAGAAGGATTCCGTTCATACACAAGAATTCTTTCAACTCCCAGTTCAATGCGCTGCAGAATATTCCGGCTGAAAATAAAGGCGGACAGGAGAAGGTCAAATCACAGATCCGGGATCAGGCGGCCTATATCCTGAAACGTGATTACGGGCTTATCCCGGACAGCCTGCAAAACAAAGAGATAGACCCCATCATTTCCCTCCAGACTCCCAAAGGAGCCGTCTACCTGCCCGCCACGGATGAAGGAGCCATCTATAAACAGTGTTACCTGCAATATCTGGCTGACCGTTTCTTCACTCCGGAAGTACAGGCTCTGGGACGAATCAGAGAATTCTATATTTCCTGCCCGAACCATAGCACGGAGCATTACATGCAGAAGCATCTGGACCTTTTCCGGTCCAATCCTTTCTACGGGCAGCTGGCGAAAATGCCATTGTATCCGATAGAGCAATCCGAGCTGTTGAAGAAAGGCGGCTATCCCATAGAGCCGACATACCATGCATTCAAACAGTTTACGGAAGATTACCGGCTTTCGGTAACGCCGGAGAATGCCGAGATATTCACCCTGCTCTTTATACGGGAATACGGATTACCGGCTGATTTCAATACTAATGAAAGCTATAAGGAGTTCACCCACAAAGGAAATTTTAAACCGCTGGATCAAGAAATGTCCGAACTGCAATCCAAAAAGGGATATAGTGAAAAGGCATTCTACAATATTCAAAACAGGCAGCAGCAACTCGCGGACAAGATACTTGGCCTGAGATACAGACTGACCTGTCCTCCGTTGCAACTGACCGGACCGGCGGCTTCGGAAAAGAGAAAGACGGCTTCCCGTCAGAACAAGTCACATAATCCCCGCATCTAAAACTGATTATCATGCCTGCATGGATGGAAAAAATAAAAGATACATTCACCGCTAAAGCGGATTTAAAGAGCCTGTTTATTGTGTTACAGCCGGATAATCAAGTCTCGACTGTCATGGTCGTGTCGTATGTTCCGACGGATAAGGACTCTTTTCAGGTATTTATGGATCTGACCGCCCGGATTGCTATGGATCAGAAAACCATACCGGATAACTTATTGCTGCATTTTGAGGGAATACCTGCTAAAGATATTCCTTTCACCAGCGAACTACCGGCGAAAGACAGTGAGAAAGCCCTCAGTTTCATCGCCTCTTACGGAGGCATCACTGAAAACAACTCCGTACCTTTACGGAAAGCGGCTTATTTGAGAGCATGCCAAAGGGAACTGACGGCAGAGAATATCCGGGATCTGGACTACTCACCAGCTTATAAGTGCTTTATTGCACACGAAGATGCGATGGAGAAGATTGCGGCAGGAAAGCAAGCCAAACAGTTCTACACCATAGCTGAAACGGAACAAGGTGTCCGCGTATTCAATGACGGACTTTCCGGGACTATAAAGTTTCGGGATTACCTGCAATCGACAGCGGACAATTTCTACTCAAGCTCTTTGCAGGATGTGGAGTCATTGAATATTTACCGGATAGAAACCGTCTCCCGCCGGATGCTGGAACTCTCCAACGGGAATCAGACCACCATGCCGCAGGCCGGGATGGAAATTCTGGCGAATTACAAGCCGTCCGTCACTTTCGACATGCATCCTACGGGAGAAAATCTCAACCGGTTTGTCACAGCCGGCGCATTGGAACTCTCTATCCGTAACCGGAACATTATGACACTTCAGGACATAGCAGCCAGAGGATACGCCCATTTACCGGCAGACGAATCGTTTGCCTATAAAAAGGATTTCTTGTTTGTGGAGAAAGGTATCCGTGAGATTACCCGGCAAAAGGAATTGTACCGGGATTATCCTTTCCGGCAGAAGATGGATGAATTACAAAATGCTGCCAGGTCATTGGCGCAAACACTGTTAAACAGGGATGGAGTCCGGAAGAACTATCATCGGGTAAGCCCGCCTGTTGTTGTTTCTAAGAAAGGAGAAGCTCAAACAGCCGAAAAACCGCAAGACAAGCCCGGACTGTCCTGTGGCAATGAAAAGAAAAAGGTCAAGACAAAAACCGCTTCCGTTAAAAAGCAGGCGAAGCCCAAATTATAATGCATATGGAACTGATAAATAATACATTCATTCCCGAAAAAGAGATACCACGTAGCCGCAGGGCTGCCGGAAGGAAAGCATTCCTGCAAACTTTCAGAAACCTGTTTACCAGCCGGAATCATTTCAGGAGATTCATGGATACTTACCGTTTCAACACGATCCGCTGGAGCGCGTCCAACCTCCACGAACCCTCATGGGGAAAACGGATCGGATTATTCTTTCGTACCAAAAATCCAATCGCTATCCTCCGGGATGATTACCGGAGCAATCGCAGTAATCTGTTGAATAAATGGGAAACGTCCAGCCTGAACCGTATCCAGATGGAACTGGTCCGAATGGGTAGTATGCCTATTCAGAATAAGGACAGACATACTTTCAAAGCTCTGAACAGCATTGAAAAGAAAATCAAACAACTGCAGGAATATGAAGGATGTCCCGATATGAGCCATGAAAAGCAGCTTCTGGCAACATACAAGTACATTCTTTCTTCTCCTTTTGACCGGAAGTTCGGAGGATTGCCACCCGATGAGATTTGTGGGATGCTTCAGCAGAACGGACTGTCTGAATCAAACCTTCCTTACCAAAATTACGAAGGAATCCTCCAGGGCCGTGAAACAGTCATGTACGAACTGGCAACCGGAAAGAACGGGGAGAAATACCTCCAACCGGCAGATCAGGTGAAACTGAATGCGGGAATGTCAGGAATCTCAATGGATTTAATCAGCCGTTTTCCGGCAAAGGAAATACCCCTGCCGAATCTGACGGAAAGCATACAAGTATCGGAAAAGAAAGAGAAGCTCTCCATTCCCAAAGAACCGAAGAAAAGGGTACGGAAAGAAAAATCAAAGGTCAAGAGTGTAAAAATTAAATAGTCATTCATATTAAAAAAGAAAGTAACATGAAAACAATTTGTATTTGTGAGAAGCCCTCGGTGGCACGCAGCATTGCCCGGGTCCTGGGCGTAACGGAGAAACAGGAAGGATACTTGAGTGGGAACGGATATGCCGTCACATGAACTTACGGCCATCTGTTGGCATTGGCCCTGCCTCAAGACTACGGCATTGTCCATGTGGAAAAGGAGATGCTGCCTATTATTCCCGACCCGTTCAAACTGGTTGTCCGTCAGATTAAAACCGAAGATGGATACAAGGCTGATCCGACGGCTCTGAAACAATTGGAAGTAATCCGTAAACTGTTGGGTCAGGCTAATCAAGTGATATCCTGTACTGATGCAGGGCGGGAAGGAGAGTTAATTATGAGATATGTGCTTGAATATCTGGGATATCATAAGGAAACCAAACGCTTGTGGATATCTTCCATGACAGAAAAATCGATACGGGAAGGATTTGATAGCCTCAAATCAAGTAAGGAGTTTGACAACCTGTACCGTGCCGCTAAAGCCAGGAGAGAATCAGATTGGGTCGTCGGTATGAATGCCAGCCTGTCTTTGAGCATGGCTGCAGGCAAGAGTAACTATTCTCTGGGAAGAGTACAGACACCGGCACTTGGCATGATTTGCCGTCGATATCTGGACAACAGGGATTTTATAGCCAAACCCTATTATCTGCTACAGCTACGGACAACGAAAGCAGGGAAAGAATTCGTCTTAACCTGTACCGGGAAATATGATACACCGGAAAAACTCGATGTGGACCGTAAAAAAGTGTATGAAGAGACGACAGCCAAAGTGGTGCAAGTGGAGAAGAAAGAGGTTCCAGAAGAAGCTCCGCTACTTTATGACCTGACCGCCCTGCAACGAAGTGCCAATACCAAACTCGGACTGACCGCAGAACAGACGCTGAACATTGCTCAAAAATTATATGAAGGAGGCTACATTTCGTATCCCCGTACCGGATGTAGCTATATCACAGAAGACATCTTCGAACAAGTCCCTTCCCTCATCGGCCTGCTTAAGCAACATCCCCGTTTCACATGGCATGCGGAAAACCTCTGTAACCAGCCTTTAAACCGGCACTGTGTGGACGATAGCAAGATGACGGACCATCATGCGTTAATCATTACGGAGAACTATCCCCAGAGGCTTTCCCTTGACGAGCAGAATATCTATTCCATGATCGCGGGACGCATGTTGGAGGCTTTCTCCGGCAAATGCCTGAAAGAAACGGTATCCGTACAAGCGGACTGTAACGGCGTTCTTTTCGGGATAAAAGGAAGCCAAATCAAAGTTCCGGGGTGGAGAGGCATCTATAACGAACCCAGTGAGAAAGAAGAAGGAAGTCTTCTGCCCGAATTTCAGGAAGACGAAATATTGCCCGTGCTCGGTATTGATACATTGGTCAAGAAAACCAAACCGCAGCCCATATTCACTGAGGCAAGCCTGCTTGCTGCGATGGAAGGTTGTGGCAGAACATTGGACGATGAAAAGGAAAAAGAGGCAATGGAGGATTCCGGCTTGGGTACACCGGCTACACGTGCCGGAATCATCGAACTGCTCATTGCCAGACACTACGTGGAAAGAAACGGACGGTCACTGATTCCCACTCCCAAAGGACTGGAAGTATATGATATTGTAAAAGAGAAGATGATCGCCAACGTGAGCATGACCGGAGGGTGGGAATGCGCCTTGCATGAAATCGAAACCGGCAAAGTTTCCACGGAAACATTTACTCAGAGCATCAATTCCTATACCCAACAAATCACCTCGGAACTGCTTGCCCTGAAACTTAACCATCCGGACTTGCCACATTGTAACTGCCCCAAATGCGGAGCAGAAACGATTATCGTCTTTAACAAGGTCGCCAAATGCAGCGATCCCAATTGTGGGTTCCTGTTATTTAGAACGTTCAACGGCAGGGAACTGACGGATAATCAGATGCTCCTGCTGCTATCGGGGAAACGTACCGGATATCTGAAGTTTACCAGCAAGAAAGGAAAGAAGTATGAGGCATCACTCGAGCTGGATGACAATTACAGGATTGAGATGACTTTCAAGGATAATAAACCTAAAAAATAAAGAAGCGACTTATGAAAAAAGAAATGGAAGAGATACCGGATGAACTGAATCCGGACTTAATGCTGAATACGATTGCTTCCGAACTGCTGATCAAGATAGCCAAAGGGGAGATTGATATCCAGAAGCTGGTCAGGAAACAACTCTCGGACAGGGGAATCGATGACCAACGGAACTGGATAGGACCGGACAAGGCAAGAAAATATTGGGAGAAATATAAGATGCCTGTCTAAACCAAGTCAGTCAGGATAAGAAGATAATTGCAGGTTATTCAATCCGTTTGTAGGCCAGCCTGCAAATACCGGATCTGAAACATTTGTTCCCGGTCATTTCCCATGAGGAAGGACCGGGAATTTCTGTAAACAGACGTATGCCGTCCCCTTGGATATACGGTGCGACAAAAAGGATGATTTCATCCACCAACCAGTATCTGAACATGCTGCTTATAACGGAAATTGTATCCGGAGCCGCTTCTATGAAATAAATACCTTCATTTTTCTTTTTCCATTGTGTCAATGAGATGAAAGATACATCCGGCCCGAGAGTCTGTGTAGCACGTTCCCGTATTTTGGTGAGGCCATATTTGTTCGGATTATCCCACAAAGGGGAAGAAACAGTCCTGTCGAAGAGGTATCCGTCAAGAGTAGTGATTGCAAGTAATTGGAGTTTTGCCATAAGTATAATATTTAACCTATAAATATTATTCGGCAGAAGTATTTGAGAAAGCGTGGCCTTACCCAACTCCAAGACGGAGGTTCTGGTAAACCTATGAATAGTAGCTGTGTAAGCCACGCTATGACAAAGCATAGCATAAGCAATACACAAAAAGCCTCTATTCATTGAAATTTACCAGATTTACAAAGTATGAATTGAAGAAGAAAATAAAAACCAATCAAATGAAAATAAATACACTGTATAATAAGTGATTATAGTGTATTTATATCTTCACTTGTTTTGCTTGGTTATTGTTACTTGGCTCTTTTTCGGTACATTTTTGTTTCTTATTTGTTCCTTAATCTCGGCTTTTATTTGTAGTTTTGCAGCAGAAATAACAAGTAAAAGAGGAGGAACTATGCCACGAGTAAAAAAGCCTGCAAAAGTCAAAGAACCTATCCGTCTTCGGATGAAAGATTTAGCAAACGGAAACAAAAGTCTGTATTTGGATATCTATCGGGACGGTAAACGGACATATGAGTATCTGAAGATGTATCTTATCCCCGAAACGGATAATAATGCCCGTGTGCGGAACCAAACGACTATGGCGGCAGCTAATGCCATCAAATCGAAACGGATCATTCAACTTACCAACGGCGAAGCGGGTATCGAAACCCGTGAAAAGGTTTTTCTTCTGGACTGGATGGAAACCTACAAAGAGAATCAGGCGAAGCGAGGAAAGAAAGATGGAAACCAAATCCAAGTTACTATCCGCATCTTGAAAGATTATGTTGGAGAACGGGTAACGATGGATCAGATCGACAAGGCGTTCTGTCAAGAGTATATTGACTATCTGCTGACGGAATATCGGCCAAAGGGCAAGCGTGTATCGAACTTTACGCTCCATACCTACTACCGCATTCTGAACGGAGCTTTAAATGCTGCCGTGCGTGCGGAGATTATAAAAGTCAATCCTTTTACCAAAATCAACAATTCGGATAAAATCCGTCTGCCGGAGAGTAAGCGGTCGTATATGACCATCGAAGAGGTGCGGGCACTGATTGCTACTCCGATGAAAAACGAGGCCGTAAAACAGGCTTATTTGTTCTCCTGCTTCTGCGGACTGCGGATAAGTGATATTATCAGCTTGAAGTGGAAAGACGTGTTTGTCGATAGAGGACAATACCGTTTGGCTGTATCCATGCAAAAGACCAAAGAGTCGATTTATCTGCCACTTTCCCCCGAAGCCTTGAAGTGGATGCCGGAACGTGGAGAGAAGACATCGGAAGCCCATGTATTCGATTTGCCGAGCCCAACGATGATAAACACGCTTCTCAAACCTTGGGCGAAAGCGGCTGGAATAGATAAGCGGTTTTCATTTCACACGAGCAGGCACACGTTCGCAACGATGATGCTGACGCTCGGTGCAGACCTCTACACGACCTCGAAACTGCTCGGCCATGCCGATGTGAAGATGACACAGGTGTACGCCAAAATCATCAATCAGAAAAAGGACGATGCAGTCAATTTAGTAAACGGATTGTTCGACTAAAGTTTACCAGCCGTGCGTGCATATATAATTCAGTTTACTTTAGTATTTATATATAAGGGAGAAAAACTAAAGTAAACCGTTTTCGTGCAAATAACTGAAAAGAAAATTGGAGACTGTTCAGTTGTCCGAAACTGCACCTAAAACTGGGATGTCATTGCTCGGACGGTGGTGTTGAAAGACCAATGAAAGACAAACAAGATATAACCCTGTTCTTGTCGGATGAGGCAACACTATAAGGGGCAAATTCTTTCTTATCCCTCTTGTCGGATACCTACTCGACACAAACAGGTATAGGCTAAATTCTCCGATATGCGCAAAACACCCTGCCTATCCGTTTGCCGCTTTATAATCACCTCGATAGCGGACAATCTCATCGCTGCTGCTTGCAGATTGTATGGCAACCCTCCCAACGACGTAAGGCGATTGGGGTATTAGGCTCATACTTAATATGTATCATATAATATACTAATAATCAGTTATATGCGCAATATATGTTCTTATTTAAGTAACAAAATAGTAACTGTTTTTAATTAAATGATAGCGCCATGTATAAACAGATAAGAACAGAAAACGGAAATATGAGTAACAGGTAAAATATATCATGGAAAAGCTTTGTAATTCAAGATGATTTTTGTAAACTTTGTATATTGAAGAGTTTAGTTTTTTACAAAAGCCTATGAAATATATAAAAACAGGACAATGTATTTGGTGTGAAAAGAAAGAACCGGAAGTTTCATTTGAAAATAAGCCTCATGTTCTACCACGTAGTCTTGGAGGAAATGAAATAGGTTTTGATATATGCGATGATTGTAATGCTTATTTTGGAAAAGCGACATCAGGTAAGCCTGCCTTAGATTTTGTATTCAAAGAAATTTTTAACGCATATCGTTTTTTTAGTCAAAATCTAAACCCTGAATCTTACAAGAAATTTCATTCTGCTTTCTTCAATTATTATCATAAGAAGCATCTTATAAAAATTAAAAATAATTTTAATGCATCGATAATAACTCGGCAATTCAAGCGTAGTCTATTTTATGTATTTCTTCAGAAATATCATTATATAACGCAGAATGGAAATCATCATATGTTTGATTGTATCCGAAATTTTGTAAGATACGATATAGGTAACCCTAAGGTATTCTATGTTTTCAATAACATTATATTGGCTCCAGCCAATAAAGAACATCCAGAAGTCCCTATGAATACTAAACTAATAGAAGATATGATGTTTTCTGGGTTATATCCATTTTGGTGTATTGGACACTTATTTTACCTTGAAATTTTTCCGATGGCATTTAATGTTAATGGCCTTTCTTATTTGTATAAACAAACAAAAGAAATTTTATTACCTGTAGTAGGCAATGAAGGCATTTTTGAATTTAAAGACATTATGCAGATAGATTTTTTAATGCAAAGGTTTAATAGTCAAAAAACAAATCCATGAGACAATTAACAGAACCAGAACGGCAATTTGTAGAAAAGATTGTACAACTTAAACAAGCAGCAAGGTTTGAAGAGCTGCAAGTGGCAAGATTGTTACGTAAAGAATTAGAATGTTTTGCTTTAAAATGGGTATTGGAACCTAAGAAAACATTGCTTTTTTATTCCACTCAAAATAATATTGATTGGAATGCCTTAAGGAGAAATTATTTTCAAGTAGCAGACATCTTGTATCTAATAGAAGAACTTGAACAAAGACATTTTATTAAGATACAAACATTATCTTTTGAGGTTAAAGCTGACGAAGAAAGAGTTTTATATGATAGGGGAAAATACAAATATAAATCTTTGGGCGATACATTTTGGGGAGTGAGAGGTGATATGTCTTATTTAGTTCTTGTAAATGCCGAACATAAAGTTCATGTTGATTTTGTGGATTATTTGGAAAAATATGCAAACAAAGTGATTTATCCACTTCCTTTGCTTGAGGATTTTGTGGCAAATAATTACAAATCAATAGAACAAAGAAATTTTGAAAAACAAATAGAAGAAAATGAACGACATCATCAGGCTCAGATGAAAGCAAGTGCAGACAGGCATGAGAAACAAATTAGTAAAACAAATTGCTCTTTAGCAATTGCAGCGATAGCATTAATTACGTCCGCTGTTATGCCTTTCTTAGTAAATAAATGTACACCTCCCACAGAAATAGACAATGCTCAATTAAAGGCAATAGAACAAGCGATTATCAATAGCAAGACGACATGGCCCAATGCTATTAACATACAGTCATCTGATACATTAAAGATAAAAAACATATCCCCCACCCAGAAGTGAAATAGATATTAGATAGTGAACAAGCTGTGTATCTCATTTTACACAGCTTGTTTTATAAAATGTCAAATATTAAGCTTCGGCAGTGTATTTACTATGTCCACCGTATGGCAGGAGAGTATGATGACTGCCAGTAGCAGGTCGAGGATGTAACGAGGTTGTTCGTGTTCTCTTGACCAGTCGTTAGGGTCGTTTTTGATTTGGGATGCTTTGTCGATGGTGACGGCATAGCGTTCCATTATCCAGTCGATGGCGGACTTACCATTGACGATGTAATCGTAGGCTTTGAGCGGAATGTTCTCAATGGTGATATGACCGTTGTAAATGATACGTGTCTTGTCTGCAACGAGCTTCCCGTTCTCGTCACGGACTTTGGCGAACTTCATCTTATCTACGGTAAAGTATTGGTAGGTATCATCCGTCCATTCGTTTTGCCAGATGTCAATGTCACCAATAACTTTTACGCCCAAAGAACGATGCGCAAACATCGGCATATTTGCATAAAACGGATAATCACCGTCTTGGCCTGTAATCTGCTCATTGATGCCTTGCTCATAGTTCAGATGCAGGTCGGCAAGCTCTTTTCCGGCTTTATAAAAATCCATGAAGTCCTGCACGTTATCTACAATGGGAATGCGTGGCAATGACTTTTTCAAGTCATCGGCAAAACGCTCACGGTATTGCTTGGAATGGAGTAGACCGTACACATAGTAGAAGATATGTTCTTTGGTGATGGCTCGTGTTCCTCCGAAACGGTTGCGGATTTCTTTCAAAATCCAGTCGGTTATGCCGTCACGACGGATATAATGGTTTGTTTCAGCATCATCGAAAAGTGAAGCCTGTGGATTTTTGTTTTCTTCGTACCAAAATAAAGGGAAATATTGAGCCTTATCAACGACTTGCAAATCAGAAATTCTATTTGTTATAAACGGTGTAAAAGGCTTTTGTTGGCCTACACCACTTACTGCAATAACATTATTGTTATAATTATCGGTAGGAAATAATTGCTTCCATAGACCGGGGCGTTCGATAAATGGGCGATGATAATACAATACAACTTTATTGAATGGTCTGTATGAGGAAATTACAAAAGCGTTTGCATCAAAATGGTGTATTGCTCTTTTTTCATGGTCTTTTTTCAAATTAACAGTCCAGCTAATCTTTTTATCATCTGTGGATATATCACTTTTACCAATCAGTTGATTATAAAATGCAATCATGGACTGCATATTAATCGATACTTTTTCTTTTGAAAATCCAGACACCCAAGCATCACGATTAGTGGCTACACCAATCACATAAGTGCTAAATACACTTTGAGCATTCAACGAAAATTTCTTTTCAGGAGCCAACGATATCAGACTGTCGAAAACACCGTCACGCTGGTTAATCCAATCTGCCTTTTCATTAGGCGTAATAATCTGCCAATCCAACTTCTGCGAAGAAATAGAACAGAAGTCCTTTACCATTTTGAGCTTTTGCTCACGGGTTAAGTAATCGCCTATGTCGTGGTAGTGGATAACAGCCTTTTGTCCTTTCTTTGCAGGATTCTTGACAAGGAAAGTAATGGCAATGGGAGTGCGAGAACCACTACCAAAGATTTTGCCTCCTTCCTTACGTGACAATTCTCCTGATGTACGTTGATTTCCACGCAGATTCAGCACATAAATGGAAGTAAATTCTTCCTCAAAACGTCTGCGCATGCCATCTTGACCAGCACCATCCAACCATGCTCCATTGCTTATAAAAGCCACTATTCCTCCATCATTCTGTGGAATGCGGTCAGAAGCCCAACGAAATGCCTTAATGTAAGTGTCATAAAGGGATTTTGTAAGATTTGCAGAGCTTTTAGCTGCGTATGTTTCAGACACACGATTGTCAAGATACGGATAAGACAAGTTCTGTGCATTGTCATTAGCTGACTTTTGCCCAATGGAATACGGCGGATTCCCCACAATCACCCTCACGTGTGTGGCCATCTGCTTCTTCACCCGTTTGGAATTGTCTTGGAAGAACTCCGTGAAAAGTTCGTTGTGCTTTTTCTCCGCCAGTTGGAAAGTGTCCGTCAGGCAGATGCCGCTGTACGGCAAGTAGGTTTTCCGGCGAGTAATGTCATGGAATACCGATTCAATGTTTACGTCGGCGATATAATAGGCCAGCAGCACGATTTCGTTGCAATGGATTTCATTCAGGTACTTGCGCTCCATGTCCTCCGGGCGGATAAGGCCGGACTGTAACAGGCGTGTGATGAACGTGCCAGTACCCACAAACGGGTCGAGGATATGTACATTCTGCTCGGTCAGCGAAGTGTTGAACTCCGCTTTGAGGATGTCGTTTACAGAATGGATGATGAAGTCCACACACTCCACGGGCGTATAGACGATTCCCAGCTTCTCCACGGTGAGCGGGAACGCGCCCTTGAAGAACTTTTCGTAGAGATTCTTGATGATGGTCTGCTTGCCCTCCAGATTGTCTATGCCGCCCACATTCGTCCTTACCGACTGATAGAACTTCTCCAGCACCTCGGTATCTTTCTCGAAAGCCTGTTCTTGCAAAAGGTCTATCATGCGCTGCATGGAACGGCTCACGGCGTTGTTGTTCACGAACTGGTAATCGGCGAACAGCGCATCGAACACCGGACGGGTGATGATGTGCTGCGCCAGCATTTCGATGGCCTGTGCCGCATCCACGGACGGATTAAGGTCGCGCTGCAATCCCTTGAGGTATTCATTGAACGCCTTTTTGTGTACGCCGGACTGGATGAGCTTGGATATGCGCTCGATGAACTTGTGCGCGATAAGTCCGATTTCCTTTGCCCAGTTCTCCCAATAGAGGCGGTCGCCGCACTTCTCCACGAGCTTGGCATACATGCCGTCCTGCAACTCACCGAAACGAAGTTCCAACTGCCGGGCGATTTCCGCGTTCTCCATCTGCCGCGCTTCTTCCTCTCCCTCCTGAAAGCCCAACCCCGGCCTGCCGATGGTGACGGACGGCGTGTAAGACTGCTTGTTGGGTTTCTGCTTGTTGAGCGCAATCTTGTTCACCATCGCATTGAAACGGTCGTCGTGGGAGCGCAGCGCGTTCAGGATTTCCCAAACCACATCAAAGGTCTTGCTGTTGTCGAGTGCTTCTTCTGCTGAAACATCGGACGGGACGACAATAGGGATGATGATGTACCCGTACTTCTTCTCGTCGGGCAGTCCTTTGTGGAAAGTGCGCATTACACGGCCTACCGACTGCACCACATCCACCTGCGAGTTACGGGCGGAAAGGAACAGCACGGCATCGAGCGACGGCACATCCACGCCCTCGGACAGACACCGCACATTGGTCACCACCCGGCACTCCCGGTCATTTCCCGGTTCATCCGCCAGCCATTGCAGGATTCCGTTGCGCTCCTGTGAGTTCATCGAGCCGTCTATATGCTTTGTGGCTATCGAAACGGTATGCGAAAGGCTTTCCGCATCCAGATTCTCGTCGTACTTTTCCGATATTTTCGGCAGCACGGAAGCCACATATTTGGATGCGATACCCACTCGGCTTGCGCTCCTGTCAATGGACGAACAGAACGCCACGGCACGGCGCATCATGTGTGGGTCGGCATCCCATGTACGGAGGTCGTCGCCCTGTATCATCTTGGACAGTCCGTTGATTACGCCGATGAGCTTGGACGTGTCGTCAAAGTTCAGTTCCGTGGTTGTGTCGGTGACATCGCGCCTGATATTTTCCGGTACATCATCCTCACTGACGGTAAGGACAAGCACCTTGTAGTCGGTCAGCAGCCCGTTCTGAACAGCATAGGAGAAATTCACGCGGTAGAACTCCTCCCCGTACAGAGCCTTGTCGTCCATCGAGCAGAGGATACAGTCTTTTTCCGATGCCTTTATCTTGGCCGATTCCCCGTACAGTCGTGGCGTAGCGGTCATATAGAGGCGTTTCCTGCCTTGCACATTGTCGTCGGAGTGTATCTTGGTGAAATTGCTCTCGTCTTTGTCCGACAGCTTCACGCCTGTGGTGCGGTGGGCTTCGTCACAGATGATGAAGTCAAACACGCCATACCCGCCGTCTGTTTCGGAAAGTATCTCCTGTTGTGCCGCTGACACGGCATCAATGGACTGGTAAGTGGAAAACACGACTACCAACCCGTCATGGTTGCGGTATTTCTTCAACTGTGAGGCGATGGACTGCGGACTGGTGGATGCTGGCACGGCAAGGTCAACCACGCTGTCGTCCATATCATCGTATTTGTTCTGAATCTTTCGCGAAGCCTTGGAGTCGGAACAGATGCAGACGGCCTTGATAGGCTTCTTCGCGTCCGCCGACCATGCGTTGAGCGACTGCCCCAACAGGGCGATGGACGGAACCATGAACAGCACCAGTCCCTTGCCACCCAACAACTGTTCGGTGATGAGCAGCGAGGTGTAAGTCTTGCCCGTTCCGCAGGCCATGATGAGCTTGCCCCGGTCGTTGCCGTCAATAATATAGTGCGTGTATGCCTTGGATATGGCATCCAACTGGTGCTTGCGCGGTTTCTTGCCCTCTACAAGTGCGGAAGTTCCCGTAAGTCCGTCCATCAGCTTTTGCCAGTCCACGCAGGAGGAGTTCAGGTCAATCAGCCCTACCCGTGAGAAAGGCGGGTCTTGGTGGCGGATGGCTTCCTCGGCGTTGCTTCCCCAATGGTTGGTGGTGGAAATCCATATTCGTTTGGCAAACCGGGTGGTCTGGAAAGTGACTTCGTTAGTGAACGTGCGGCTGGAGGTGGCAAGGAACGAATCCACGGCGGGCTTGTCTATCACGGCATCCTCCGCATAACATTTGCACTGGATAGCCCAATAGTCGCCCATCTCGGTCTTGGCCACGAGGTCGATGCCCGTGTCCGTGCCTCCGAAGTCCTTGCGCCCCGGAAAATCCTCCCACAGCCACACCTTTTCAAGTTCGTTGTAGCGTGGGTCTGTCAATAACCATGAGCGCATCAGACGCTCGAACTTTGTACCCTTTTCCCTTTCGGTGAATGATTCGGTACGGAATTTATGCAGTATGTCCTTGAAATTCATCTCTTGATAAGAGATACATTTCAAGAAAACAAATACTGGAAATCAATGTATTATTGAAAAATACAGGTGGATTTACTAAACAATTCCGCATAAATTGTCCTTCATATCCCATTATAAATTAGATTCGGACACGGATTTTGCAATATTATGAGTACCTTTGCAATATCAACTGTAACTCTTATCAAGAGATTCTGATTTTCGCTAAACAAATATTATCCGGAATATCCGTTCACAAGTCTTTCAGGATAAGGCTGTTCGCTCTGTCCACCACGTTTGTATCAAGCGATGCAAGGTAGATGCGCGTGGTTTCTTCCGAATCGTGCCCCATTCCCTCGCTGATGACCGAAAGCGGTATGTTCTTGCTCTTGGCGATGCTTGCCCAGCAATGCCGGGCGCAGTGCATGGTCAGCGGCATATTCAATCCGGCTAAACAGGCGACTTCTTTCAGTGCCACGTTAATACGGCTGATGGCATTGCGGTACTGCGTCCGCTCGTTTACGCATGGGTTGGTGATTATCGGCAGCAGGTATTGGGCGGTGGAGCAGCCGTTGTATTTGGCGATGATTTCCTCCATGCACTTCTCCCATTTGATACTCAGTTGCTGCCCCGTCTTTCTCCTGCGGTATATGATGACGCTGTTCTTCAAGTCCGATTTCTTTAAATAAGCCATGTCGATGAACGACATACCACGGGTGTAAAACGAAAAGAGGAACATATCCCTCGCATAGTCCAGATGCGGTTTCAAGGTCAGGTCGAGTTCCTTGATGCGCTTTATCGACTTCAACGGGAGGGCACGTTTCACCGTCTTGCCGATACCCGTGTAAACATGCTTGAACGGATATTTCTGTTCCGTCAGTTCCTTTTCCACAGCACGGTTATAAACGGCACGGAGTATACGCATATAGAACGAAGTCGTATTGGGGCAGTTGCCGTTGGATTTCAGCCATGCTTCATAAAGCATCATGGTGTCGCTGTCTATCTCATCCAAAAGAATGTCCTGCCCCTCGCGGAATTTCATAAAACTGGCTAAGGCTGCTGTGTAGGTTTCCGATGTGCGCGCCTTGCCAAGCTGCTTCAACTGCCTTATGATGTCCTGCATGAAACCGAACAGCGATTGCCCGTTTGCGTGGCTGTTGAACTTCTCTACGATATTGTAAGCGGAGTAACTTCCGCCTTGGCTGTCGCATTGCGCGATGATGGCCTGCAACCGTCGGATGTCCCAACCGATATGTTCCGCAACGCTGTGGAGATACCGCTTCCTGTTCTCGTCGGTTTCAGGCATGATTCGGACAGACGATGCTTCCTTGTCCCATTCCGTATCAAGCACGCGGAAGTCCGTTCCGATTTGGCGGACTGTTCGCCCGTGAATTACCTGATAGTAGATGCTGCCCTCCTTGCCGTTTGTGGTAGAGGGACGATATTTTACCTTGATGGATGCCATTCACTTTATTTTTATTGTTTAGATTCTTTTTCTTCATTTCTCACTTGTTCCAACCGTTTGTGAAATACGGCCAGTGTGGAATCTGCTCCGATTGTTTCTGCCAGTTTTTCATAAGCTTCAACGGTCACGGCCAGTTCCGGATATAGTTCATTGAGCATGACGGAAGTCACTTGGTATTTGTCTGCAACCATTCTCAGCCGCCTGTTTTCATCCCGGTATTCACGCCATTGCGCCCAACTGACGATAAACAGGGCAAAGAACACGAGCGTACTGATGATGCCAGTCCATGCGTAAGGGTTCTTGTACCAGCCATCGGGTAGCCTGTCCCATAGCCGCCTGATACCCCTTGTCACTCTGTCCGGTCGGATTGCCTGCCAAAGTTTCGCCCCAAAGCCTTGACTTTGCTGTACCTTTTCCGAAATCCGCTTGTCTTTCTCCACATGGTCGGTAAGCATTTCCAGTATCTTGCAAAGCAAATCCTTGGTGGTGGGGATTCCACGCTTACGCATGTCCTTGTCGTTGGCATCGGTATATACCTGCAGGCTCACAATCATTTCCTCACCCAATGATTTTTTATAGTCCTCGATGGCTTCCTTGCTCCCGAAAATGCCGTTGATGTTCTCCGGCGTGCTGCCGCCGAAGAAACGTATGACAGGCTCCAGCTTCACCGCAAGCCTTTTCACCGCCTCGTCCTTGTCCGAAGCGTCCTTTGTGGCCAGTATCTTCTTGATTTCCTCGATGTCCTCTGCCAATGCCCCGATAAGGTCGGATATATTCTGTAAGTTGTCCTTCATCTTCTCATTTTTCTTGGTTTGTACTTGTTCTTCTCCTTGTCATTCTCGCCCCAGCCGCTTTCGTTTCCTCCACCGCCTCCGCCGGATGAAGCCTTGGCTTGGTGAGGTTGGACGCACAACTCAACGAGTATGCCGATACCCACTTGGATGATGTCGGAGCCGGATTCAACAGAACTGCCGCCGTTGCCGTCCGTTGTCGCTCCGTCCGGTGACGGCTGTCCTATAAAAGTGCCTGCCGTATGACTGTCCACTGCCATGTTCGGCATGGTTGGCGGTGTCCGTCCGTCAAAGCTGTTGTCCTGTACACGTGGTTGCCATTCCATACCCTCGGCGATGCGTCCTCCCAACTGCTTGTCCAGTCTATAAAAGCCCATGCTACGGTCAATCCGTGAGCCGCTGAATGAAATGCCGTCTTTGGTGAATGACACGCCCACGATATTGCCGTTGCGCCTGTCGAGATTGAAGTTTACCCCGATGCCCTGCTTGGCCAGCCTGTCGCACAATTCCGACCAACTGCCGCAACGAGGCAGGGCTGCTTTGACGGCATCATGGATTTGGTATTTCACCTTGTCCTTTCCACGCAGACGGTCACGCTTCACTTTCTCTTTGCCTTTGGAGAAGTGCAGCCCGTATTCCCTCGTGAGAGCCTTACACACCGCCACATTGCGTATGGCATCGTTACGGTCGCTGATGGTGTTCCCGGCATTGTCAACCCTGTTGGCCACGATGTGCAGGTGCGGATGTTCCTTGTCGGTGTGACGGCATATAATATACTGGGTGTTCACAATGCCCATGCGCTTCATGTACTCACGGGCGATTTCGGCCATCAGCTCGTCAGTCAGTCTGGGCGCGTCCTCGTGGGCGAAGTCCAGCGAGATGTGGTACACCGGATTTTTCAGCTTGCGCCCCGGCTTGTCGTCCGCCTGCCCCTGCATACTCCTTGCGATGGCGGCGTTGTCGTCAAGACGCACATCCTTACTGTCTATAAGCCTTGCCTTTTTCGGGTTGTTCACGTAGTTCACCAGCCTTGCGAAGCTCGCCCGTTTTTTCAAGTCGCCCATCATATCTGCGTGATGATTCTGTTGAACTCTTCCAGCAGGGCGGTAATTCTCTCTTTGGTTCTGGGGAAGCCCTGTTGATGTGCCATTTTCGCCAGTTGGTTCAGGTTGTTGCATCCTCCCTCCAGCATACGGATTTGCTGCCTGTCCTCCTGTGTCCGTGCCGCCACGACCTTGCCCTGCAGCAGCAGTTCGCGCAGGAAGTGCGACGGCTTCTTGCCTGCGTCCGTTATCCTTTTCATGACCGTTTTCCACTCGGCCAGCGTGAGCCTTGTGGATATGGTCTTAGTCCGCGCCTTGCCCTTTACGGCTTTGGGGCGGCCTCCTTTATGATTGTTGTCTTGCTCTGTCATTCGCTTGTTGTTATTCCGTTATAAATGGGGTTTGTTTTTTAGGGCTGAATCATGGCTTTGCCGTTTTCCGCATGGTCGGGTCGCCGTTGGTGGCGTAGTTTTCGTGGACGAAAACATTAACTTGCCAGCCCTGAAAAAACATCCCCTTGGCATATCCCTGACATGGTACTATCGCCACATGTACACCTGTAATAATCATCAATTAAACACTGTATATCCACTTATTTCCTGAATGAAGGGTTGTCGAATACAATCTTGTCCACCATCTCGTTCAGCCTGTCAGCAATCCTGTCGCCGTACAGTTTGCGTATCTGCTGCGGTACGAGGTTGGTGGTTATGAACGAGAAGCCACGGTTCTCGTATCTTCTTGCAAGCAGGTCAGTCAGCGGCCTGTGCATGTTGCCGAACTCCTGCACCTCCACAGGCTCTATGCCCATGTCATCAATGCCGAGCATCTCCATATCACACAGCCGCAGGAACTCGGTATAGCTGTTCCGACACTGATGGGCAATATGAACGGCATTCACGATAGGCATACCATACACAGTCCTGTGGTAGTTGTCCGGTATCCTGATCACATTGAGCAGGTTCTGGAACGCCCTCATCATGGTGGTCTTGCCGTTGCCGCACAAGCCGCACAGCATTACCCCGTACCGTCTGCCGGAGGTAAGGCTCGCAGCAAGGCTCCTGACTTGTAAGTCTACTGCATCAGGATAAAGAAATGTGCCTCCGAAACGGCTCACTTCGCCTGCGATGGCGCATTTAAGCAGTTTCGCAGCCGTTTCTTCATCGAAAGGCAGTCTAAAACGCTCCTTCGTAGTCCTCGGCTGACACAGCCGTGACATCAGAGTCTCTATAAGTTGGGGATTTCCGTTTTGTTCCATATCGGGTTGTATTCAGATGTTTGATAATCCAATGGTAAAAATGGCTTCGGCAATCGCTCTCGTCCCGTTGCGCGTTTCCGCCGATTCTTTGCTCGTCAAAGAAGTCGCGGATATGCCCGTGTAGCCTGTCTCTGTCAATAATCCAGTTTTCTCTTTTCGCCAGCACTTCGATAATCTTGCTCTGCCATGCGGTATCGGCAAGCAGGAGTGCCTCAATCTCATCCAGCGGTTTATATCCGTCTTTCTGCGCGTGTTGGGAGTTGATAATATCTTTGTCTTTATCTTTTATATTAGAATGGGGCAACTGTACGGTCAACTCATGGGTCAACTGTCGGGGCGGCTGTATGGTCAAGGAATATAACGCAGGGGTGTGGATTCCTGTGCCAACCTGACAGTCTATCAGTCCACGCTCTTTGAGATGCTGCCGAGCTTTGCTGATATTCTGTTTGGTGGTCGAGAGCCGCACGCAGAGAATGGCTGTATGGCAGGCAAACGGCATGTTCCAGCGTAGGCGGTTTGCCTCGTACAGAAGGTAATGATAAAGTGCTACCTCCGTAGGGTTGAAAGGGCTGCGCTCCGCTTCTGCCCAGAACCGATTAATATAGTCGTATATGCCTGCCATGACTTACCGCTTCGAACGGTTGATGATGTACTTCTGTGCCTGTTGGTCGAGTTCCGCCTGCGATGCTACGCGTACATTCTTCATCCATGCCTCCAGTTCGGCTTTGTCAAAGAAGCACAATTTGCCGTTGGGTTTGTAGTAAGGGATGACGCGTCGCATCATCAGCTTGTGAAGATAACTCACTTTGATTCCGAGAAATTTCGCGGCCTCGGCCGTCGAGATCAGTTGGTTCGTCTGTTCCATATTTCTGTCGTTTTTGATGTGATTTCTTAGGCTGTGAAAGCCGTCGTTCCGATAAGGAAGACGGTGCAAAGTAAGTCATCGGAAATCACACAGCAAAGGCTATTAATCTGCTGTAAAACAGATGGAAAGCCAAGTAGAAAACAACTGAAAGCACGGCTGTAAAGCAACCGCATGCAGCCGAAAACAGGGAAAAAGGAAAAAGGATGTCAGACTACAGTAAGCCACGACATTTTATCGAACAATACAATGCCGAACTACTGAAATTTCGGATATGTCCGTAGGATGTACGATGGAATCTATATCGAACCTGTAGGCTGTCTGAAACAATGGGGTTGTTAATTTTGGTTGCTTTTCGCCCAGCTGCGATAAGCGGCTGTATCACGGATGTTGCTGTCGGCTTCCGCCACTTTCTTAAAAATGGAGATTATAACATCCTCTTTGTCGGCTTTGGAACCCCTGCGGTTCTTCACATCCAACAACTGGCGCATATTGTTCAGATGCCAATAGTCGCCAAAAATCTTCCACTGGCGGCTGATGTTGCAGATTGCTGCTATGCTGTCCGCGATGAAAGCCATCAGTGTGGCATTGCATCCATCATGCGGACGGTATTCTGCATCAAGAAAGCCTTCGTGACGCAAGGCTTCCATAAATATCATAGTTCTGTCTCCTTTCAGGGCATCTGGGAAATCCGGTGGAAAGGAAAACCGACATGCTGTCTCCGGTTCTGTGACCGATTGTGACTTGCCCGAGGAGCCACTGACAGCCGGCGTGACGGAAGATGCCTTTTTAGATTTGCGCTCCGACAATTGCTCGATTTTCTTGCGATACTCCATATAGACCGCCATCGGAACAATGAAGATAACGAGCGAGATTACCACGAACATGACGACGGTCATCGCATCAGTCTGCAACCGTGACACCGCTACCCGTCCTACAAGGATAGATATTAGCAGCCACACTGCTCCCGGCAGCAGGATGTTCACATTGAAATCATCTGGCAATCTTCTCATACTCTATATTATTATATTCGTTCAGGTATTGGCAAACTCCATGTCGATAAGGCTGATGGCATCTTCCTTTTTCTTGTTGATGATTTTGGCGTATATCTGGGTGGTCTTCACATCCGAATGGCCGAGCAGCTTGCATACGGTATAAAGGTCCGCACCGAGTGTCAGCAACATTGTGGCGAAGGTGTGGCGGCTGACATGATAGGTTACATGCTTGGTTATGCCCGCCGCCTTGACCCACGGTTTGAGCTGTACATTACAGGTGTCCTCACATGGCAATGTGGGAAATACAAGGTCTTCATCTCCTGCTCCGTTCCGTTCCGGCATCCATTTCCTTGCGTTCATGGAGAGGGGAAGATAAAGAGGCTGACGGGTTTTCTGCATGATGATATTGATACGCCACTGCTCAGCGGAACTATCCACATTTTTCCATTTCAGGGCCAGTACATCGCTGATTCGCAAGCCGCAGTAGCAGGAGAACAGGAACGCTCCTTTGACATCCTCCCGTCTGCACGGAGTGTCTATAAGAATCTTGACCTCGTCTATGGTCAGGAACTCCCGCTTGCTCTCCGGCATCTTGATTTTCTCGTCCGTGTTAAGCCTGTTTACCGGATTCTCGGCAATGATTTCCTCTCGGACTGCCGTATTCAACGCTCCCCGGAAGCACCCGAAATAGGAAACACAGGTGAACTGCGACAGTTTCTTTCCGTTCGGGCTTACATAAATGTTGCGCAGGAAGTCTATAAAGGCAAGGCAGAAGTCGCGGTTTAGGTCCCGCATGGCCGCCTTTGCGTTGAAGGCACGCAGCACATTCATCGTGTTGGATATCAGTTTGCCACTTCCTCGCACTCCTTTTTTCTCCTGACTCTCTTTGTATGCCTGCATCCAGTCGAGAAGCAGCATCTTCGACCGCAGGGAGGTGTTCTTCAGCCCGGCCACCCCATTGGTCAACTCGATGATGCGCTGCGACTTTATGGTGTTAACCGCAGCAAGCGTGGCCTTATTCTGCGCCTTGGCTGCCGCATTCGTCTCCGGGATGAGATACAGTTTCAGGAACTCATACTGCCTTTTTCCGTCACGGTAGATGTCGAGATAGACGGACTGGCTCCCGTCACTGAGTGTCTTATAACGGACTCTGACAGGTTCCTTGGGCTGTTTGGGTGTCTTTATTGCTTTTGCCATAGTGGTGTCATTTATAAAAGATTTATTCTTAATCAAACACTTTGTCTATGAGATTGACTGCCTCATCTTTCCTTCGGTTGATGATTTCAGCATAAATCTGCGTATTCTTTATCTGGGAATGGCCCAAAAGTTTGGAAACGGTATAAAGGTCTGCACCGAGCGTGAGCAGCATCGTGGCGAAGGTGTGTCGGCTTGTGTGATAGGTCACCGATTTGGTTATTCCAGCATCGGCAGCCCATATTTTCAGGATGTCATTGATGTGGGAGTCTCCGGGCAGATGCTCGAAGACAAGGCTGCCGGCATCGTGTTTCCCGCTGTCTTCACATCCGGGCATCCATCTTCTTGCCTGCACGCCGAGCGGTATATGTATTGGCTTTTCGCTCTTGTTCATGATGACGGAAAGTATCCATCTGCCGTTGTCCTGCGTTATGTCACCCCATTTCAATTTACGGACATCGCCGAGCCGCAAACCACAGTTGCAGGCAAAGAGATATGCGTTCTTGACCATATTGTTTTTACAAGGTGTCGCAATCAGTCGCTTCACTTCGTCTATGGTCAGATAGTCTCTTTTCCCTTTGCTCGCTTTTGCCCTTTCGTGATGTGAGAGTAGGTTCATGGGATTGGTGGGAATGATTCCTTCTCGTACGGCAACATTGAGAGCGGTCACGAGTGTGCATTGGTGGTTGAAGGCAGTCTTTGGCTTAAAGTTTTCTCCTTTGGCTGTTTTATATCCGGTCTTCAGATATTCCACAAAGGCAATGCAAAAGTCCTTGCCGATTTCATTTACCTTTGTGTCACCGCAGTTCATTTTGGACAGGATAGCACATACCCGATCTATAGCATGGATATCATGTACACCACGGCTACGCTGTATCTCCTTAAAACGGGAAAGCCACTCCAGTATGGATATGCCCTTATTAGAGATATAGCCTTGCGTCTCCATAAGCCGTCTGTTCTCGGTAGGTAACTTTTCCAATTCCCGCAATTTCTTCCTGCAGGCGGTCTCGGCTTTCCGCATCGTGGCTTCATTCCGGCGCAATGATTTGTCGTCGGTCTCCGGCACAAGATACAGTTTGAGGTATTCATAGCTGCGATGGCTGTTACGGTAGCAGTCCAGATAAATGGATCTGCGGCCGTCTTTCATCGCCTTGAACCTTATCTTGACTGGCGATTTTTCACTATCTTTGTTACTCCTGTCCGTCATAAGTGCGTTCGCATCTTGAAATCACACTGCAAATATAGTCTCTTTAGTCGGAAAAGAAACAAAAACGGGTAACAAAAATGTGTCTAAAATGGGATTTTTTCGGAATTGAATGGAATTGTGCAACTATATGCAAATAACTGCAAATAAGGATAATAAGTGAAAATATCTTCTCTTTAATTCTCATGGTTTATAGACATCGGAAATTAGGCTCCCCAGAAGGGTTTATTACAGGCATACGGGCAAGCCCGAACTAAAACAACGTCTAATACCTACTATGAAGTCAGAGATTGGGAATTTTTCAATGAAAATGCCATAAAAGAGTATCACTGCAATAGTGGGCTTTTTAAATCTAGTACAAAATCTAAAATAATTATACGCCAAATTTCCAATCAAAATAAAGCCAAATTTCCAAATACAATTCCGCCATTTTTCCAAATAATCTTCGAAAATGAATTGAATTACAAAGAAATGTGCTATCTTTGCATAAAAACACAATTCTATGGAATATAAAAATCGAATAGCAGATCAACTGCTACGTGATAAATTAGAGGCAATGGGTGCTGTGTTGATAGAAGGCCCCAAGGCTTGTGGCAAAACAACTACAGCAGAGCAACAGGCCAAAAGCATTATTTATATGGATGACCCTACCAAACAGCAGCAATACAAACAGATGGCGCAAACAAATATTAGCTTTTTGCTTGAGGGGGAAACTCCTCGTTTGATTGATGAATGGCAGGAAGTACCTCAATTTTGGGATGCCATCCGATTTGAGGTAGACCATAGAGGCGAGGATGGACAATTTATGCTTACGGGGTCTGCGGTACCTGCTGACACCAAAGATATTCATCATACAGGTACTGGAAGATATGGATGGCTTACTATGCGCCCTATGAGTTTATGGGAATCTGGAGACTCTACTGGTGAGATAAGCCTATCGGATTTATTTCTTATGCCGGATAAAATAGGAGCCTTGAATAAACTTACATTACCGATGCTGGCATTTGTTGTTTGCCGTGGAGGGTGGCCTAAGGCTTTACAAAAGAAAACAGAAAAGGCGGCACTGTTGCAAGCAACAGAATATTATAAGGCTATTACGAATAGCGATATATCACGAGTTGATAATGTAAAACGTGATGCAGAACGAGCAAAGAGAATTATGCGTTCCTATGCCAGGCATCAAGGGGCACAAGCAAGTATTGCAACAATACTTGCAGATATATCAACAAATGAGCCGGAAGATGTCAGTGATGAAACAATAGATTCATATCTCACTGCCTTGCGGAAAATATTCGTAATTGAGGATATGCCTGCGTGGAATCCCAACTTAAGGAGTAAAACTGCTGTTCGCACATCAGATACAAGGTACTATGTTGATCCGTCAGTTGGCGTGGCTGCTCTTGGTCTAGGTCCTAATGATTTGATTAATGACCTAAATACATTTGGATTGTTTTTTGAAACAATGTGTATTCGAGATCTTAGGGTTTATGCTGATGCCTTAGATGGTTCTGTTTATCATTATAGAGACAAGAACGGCTTGGAATGCGATGCTGTGGTACATTTGCGGAATGGTTCGTATGGTCTTATTGAAATAAAATTGGGTGGGGAAAAGTTGATTGAGGATGGTGCAAAAACCTTAATGGCACTTTCGAATATCATAGATACCTCCCGAATGAAAGCCCCTGCTTTTTGTATGGTGTTGACAGGTGTTGGCGATTTTGCCTATAAACGAACAGATGGAGTGTATGTTGTGCCGATTGGATGCTTGAAAAATTAATTATAAAATTCAGAGTTAAACTATTGATTAGACCAACATCTGAATTTGTAGGCTTATTAGCGGAATTAAATTCAGCAAATGTTAAAAACAATAAATCACACTTGGTTTATTGAATAATCACTAATTTTATCAACGATAGAAAAAAATAACCTCATATGTCATTAAAGCCAATTATCTTAAAAGGGGAGCAAAAAAGAGTTTTATTTTTGCCAGCAACTGATCCTATTCAAATTAAGGGAGTTGCAGGTAGTGGGAAAACAACTGTCGCATTGTATCGAGCAAAACATTTACTCGACACTTATGCGAATCTGTTTAATGAAGCAAAGGTTGCTATTTTTACATATAATAAAACTTTGGTAAAATATATTAATGCCATTGCTCCACAAATATCGGGAGGCTATCGACCAGATACAGATGAAATAAAACCGACTAAACCTAAGGGGCTGAATGTTTATATAACGAGTTTCCATAAATGGGCATATCATTTTATAGAACAAAATGGAATTCCTCTACATGATATTGTTGATAATAAACGAATATACAAGACAATTTCGGGAAATTTTCAGTTAGGTGTCATATCTAGGATTAAAGCAAAATATTCTTCTTATGCCATTTCTAATAAACCTGTTGAGTTTTTCTGTGAAGAAATTTCTTGGATAAAAGGGAAAGCATTTCAATCTAAAGAAGAATATTTCGATGCAAAAAGGACTGGTAGAGGAACTAGTGATAGAGTTACAAAGTCAGACAAAGAAATAATTTGGAGCATCTTTGCAGACTATAATAATCAGCTTAAGACAAACGGACAAGTGGACTTTGATGACTATGCCTTACTCTGTTTGAGAATATTGGACTCAAAGCCTAATTTAGAGAAACCTTTCTCTCATATTATTATTGATGAAGCACAAGATTTGAGTAAGGCTCAAATTCTTGTTATTTCACGACTTGTATCTGATGAGACAAAGAGTATTTCTGTGATTGCTGATGCTGCACAGAGAATTTATAAAAGTGGTTTTACATGGAGTGAAGTTGGTTTCAATGTAAGAGGCGGTAGAACAATAGAACTCAAAAAGAATTATCGCAATACTGTGCAAATAGTTAAAGCGGCTCTCTCTCTTCTGGAAAAAGAAAATGACAAAAGCGATTTTACAACTGTTGAAACGGCAAGGAGTGGAAATGAAAAACCAATAGTCGGATATTTTGAGAATAAGAAAGAGCAAAGTTTATATTTGTTAAAATCGTTAAATCAATTAAAGACAAATAATAATATTAGCTCAACAGTCGTACTTCATCGAAGCCGAAGCGGCCTAAATGCAATTCAGTCATTTTTAGGGGAAAATGGATATGATACACAAATACTATTAGACTCAGGAGAGATCGATTTTGAAAGAGAGTCTATTAAAATCTGTACGCTATCATCTGTAAAAGGGCTTGAGTTTGACAATGTTTTTATTATAGATTTGAATGATGATATACTTCCTTATCCTCCTGGATTCAATGGAGAAGATGATGAATTACATATTTCTACAGAAAGACGTTTGTTATACACCTCCATGACAAGAGCTAGGGAGCGATTATATCTTTTATCAAGTGGGGAACCTTCTAGATATTTGACTGAAATAGATGAAGATTTGCTTGTAAAAGCCAACAATTAA